CCCCACAAGAGGTAGCGGCACAATAATGGAACTGAACGCGCTCATAAATTTTGGTCTAGCCACTGCAATAGGTGGTTTAGGTTGGTGGATAAAAACACAACACGCTGAACTTGGGCGCGTTCAAATTCTCTTGAATAAAACAAGAGAAGAAATGGCAAAAGAATACGTCACTAAAACTGACAGTACGGCTGTTATGAATCAAATTGTCGCACGGTTTGATCGTATCGAAGAAAAAATAGATCGCTTAATGGAGCGATAACATGTTATGTGCGCTTACTGCTATGTTGGTAGGGGTACACACATACGGCGCGTTATACACCGCCTGCGTTTATAGATGCCCTAGAGAGGTGTCTCATTTTTATTATCATTACCCCCACGTTATACGTGTGCCTTACAATAGTGGATGCCCTGTCTGGGCCAAGGTAGGTGAACGTGTATGATAGATCCATTTACAGCACTAGCGGCAATAAAATCTGCTGTTTCTGCGGGTAAGGAACTCGTTAACGTCACTAAACAAATTGGTGAGTTTTTCGATGGCGTTGATGATTTACGTGCAGCACATGAAAAAAAGAAAAATAGCCTGTTCTCGGGGTCTGATGAGAATGCAATGGAAACCTTTGTAAATTTGCAGAGGGCCAAGGATGCAGAGGAAGAACTTCGTCAAATCGTTATTGCAACCAGAGGCTTTAGCGCGTGGGGCGAGTTGCAAGCTATACGAGTACAGGCGCGAAAAGATAGAAAAGCGAGGCTTGAAGCGGATAGAAAACGCAAAGCAAAGCTGATTGAGCGTATAGTTATTTACGGTGGTGCGGTAATTATCGTTTCGATTTTGATCGGAATTACTGTTGTTATTATTTTAGCCAAGCAGGGGCGGATATGAGCGATGGAGTAAGCGGTGTAGGGTCTGCACCTTTTAATGTGGGAAGTAACATCCACGAACAAACGCGTGCACGCGAACGCATAGAAAACCACCTTGTAGAGCAGAGGGTAGAAAAAGAGCATAGGGCCAACCACAACCACTTGGAGGCTCTTGTAAAGCAACGATTGGACTTACAGGAAAGTTATGATAGGTTCGGACGCAAGACCAATGCAGATAGGCCGCAAGGAACGAAGTTAAACATAGAGGTGTAACATGGCGAATACCTTTGAAAAGATACTGCAATACAAGCTCATGCCACGTTTTATGATGGTTGTTATGACGATTATGTATATCCGTGTTATCGAGTGGGGGATGAGTTTGGATGACTTGTCAACACAGCAATCCGCGATGATTTCAGTGGTCAGCGGGGCTATGACAGGGACGATAGCTGTATGGTTGGGGTCTGAGAAATGAGTATCTTTACAGCAGCATTAGGGCCGATAGCCAATCTTGCGGGATCATGGTTGCAGGGTAAAGCTGATAAGAACGCCGCCGCTGCAGAGTTGAAGCTAACTGAGGCCAAGGCGAAGGCCCAAATACTTTTGTCGAAAGAAACAAGCGTTGCCGACTGGGAACGCATCATGGCAGAGGGTGCCAAGTCTAGCTGGAAAGATGAATGGTTCGTAATTGTCCTGTCTATACCTTTGATTTTGGCTTTCGTTCCCGGTGCAGAAGGTTGGGTTGACCGTGGCTTTGAACAACTCTCAAAAGCTCCCGACTGGTATTTTTACAGCCTTGGGATTGCAATTTCAGCCAGTTTTGGTGTGCGCGGGGCGCAAGCCTTTTTTAAGAGGAAATGATATGAGCTTTAAACTTAGCAGACGTAGCCTTGATAGGCTTGAGGGGATTGATGAGCGACTACAATCTGTAGTCAAAATGGCTATTACGCTGACCAAGACCGATTTTGGTGTAGTGCAAGGCATGAGAACCATTGAGCAGCAGAAAGAATTAGTTGCCAAAGGTGCCAGCAAAACCATGAAGTCTAAGCACCTTGAGGGTAAGGCATTCGATATCATGGCGTTCATAAATGGCAGGGCGAGTTGGGAACTCTCGCTCTATGATGATCTAGCTGACGCCATCAAAGAAGCCGCGATACAACTAGGGGTTCCTATTTGTTGGGGCGCTGCATGGGGTACACCAGAAATGCCATACCCGATGGATATCCGTAAGTGGGAAGGTACAATGGAAGACGCTATGAATGCGTATATTGACCTTCGTAGATCGCAGGGGCGCAGGCCATTTATTGACGGCCCTCATTTTGAACTTATAGACTAAGGTGTAACATGCCCCTAAAGAAGCTACTTTTAAAGTCTGGTGTGAACCGCGAAAACACACGCTATACAAGCGAAGGTGGCTGGTACGAGTGCGATAAGATACGCTTTCGACAGGGTACACCTGAGAAGATAGGTGGTTGGCAGCGTATATCTGCTACTACGTTTCAAGGTGTGTGCAGATCATTGTGGAATTGGGTAACACTGGGTAGTCAAAACCTTATTGCCGTTGGTACCAACCTGAAATACTACATTGAGAACGGTGGGGCATATAACGACATCACCCCGTTGCGTGCTACAGTGACGCTCACAGACCCGTTCGCAACAACTTCTGGCTCTCCTATCGTCACGGTTACCGATGCAAATGGTGGGTACACAGACGGAGATTTTGTTACCTATAGTGGTGCTAGTGCTGTGGGCGGACTTACGCTAAACGGTGAATATCAGATAACCCTTACTACCACTACCAACGAGTACACAATAGATGCGGGTTCTGCAGCTTCCTCCACTGCAACAGGTGGTGGTACGGTCACAGCGGCGTATCAAATCAACATCGGTACAGCCTTTGCTATACCGCTAACAGGTTGGGGAGCGTCTTCGTGGAGTTCTGGTACATGGGGTGTGGGGGTTACATCCGTAGAATCTATACGTCTTTGGAGTCAATCTAACTTTGGCGAAGACCTTGTTTTTGGGCCTAGAAACGGACCTATATATTATTGGGATGCAACTAGCGGACTAACATCCCGCGGTGTAGAGCTATCAACCCTTGGCGGCGCAAGCGACGTACCCACAAGTCAACGTATTTTGGAAGTGTCCGACATTAACCGTTTTGTATTTGCGTTCGGTGCAAATGAGTTTGGTAGTGCGACAGTCAACCCCATGTTGGTGCGGTGGTCAGATCAAGGTAGCGTGGTGGACTGGACACCCTCTGTCACGTCACAGGCAGGGTTCCTTACGCTATCTCGTGGTACTGAGATTATAGCCTCTAAACAAGCGAGGCAGGAGGTGCTGGTCTGGACTGATGCGGCTCTTTATTCGCTACAATATGTGGGTGCCCCTGTAGTATGGTCAGCGCAGCTTGTTGGTGAAAATATATCTACAGCATCACAAAACTGTGTAGCCTATGCTAACGGTGTGGCCTACTGGATGGGTAAAGATAAGTTCTACAAGTATGATGGGCGTACTCAACCATTGCGCTGTGATCTACGAAAGTTTGTTTTTGGTGACTTTAATGAGCAACAATATGAGCAGGTGTTCGCAGGGACTAACGAGTCGTACCACGAAGTGTGGTGGTTCTACTGTTCTACTGACCAAACAAACATAGACCGTTACGTGGTCTACAACTACCTAGAAGACATTTGGTACTACGGCACAATGGCGCGTACTGCATGGCTTGATTCCGGTCTGCGTGGTAACCCGCTTGCAGCTACATACTCATATAACCTTGTAAATCACGAGGAAGGTGTGGATGACAACGAGACAGCTACTACCGCAGCTATTCACGCGTATGTAGCTTCCGCAGAGTTTGACCTAGAAGACGGCCATCAGTTTGCGTTTATATGGCGTATCCTGCCTGACATACGGTTTGATGGGTCTACAACAGGTTCCCCCAGTGCGACGATGACGTTACTACCGCTTGCCAATTCTGGGTCTGGATATAATGATCCTCTGTCGGAAGGTGGCAGTAATTCACGTACGATAACCCGTACGGCTGTGCTTCCTGTAGAAGAATACACGGGGCAGATATACACTCGTGTGCGCGGTAGACAGCTTGCAATGAAAGTAGAGTCTACTGATGAAGGTGTTACATGGCAGCTTGGTGCGCCGCGTATTGACATGCGCCCTGACGGGAGACGGTAATGGCCCTGATTATAACCTCGGATAACGACCTAAACCCCCCAGCGCCACCCGCGCTTCCGCTGGCAACAGACGAATACAGCCGACAGTACCAAGACCAGCTTAACAATGTGCTGCGTCTGTATTTCAACCGTATTAACGCTCTGCAGCAGCAGTTGGATTGGGCACAGGCCGTTGACTATATAGACTTTAATACAACCCCTCCAGAGTTTTCCCACCAGACAGGCCGAGTAAACTGGGACGCCCCTGACGCCTGTCTTGAGGTAGATTTAGAGTACGGAGTTGTACAGCAAGTAGGACAAGAGATCTACGCCCGTGTAAGTAACAACACTGGGGCTACCATACCTAACGGCACCGTGGTGGGTTTTGCCGGGGCTACTACAGACTCTCTTAGGGTTTCCCCTTACCTTGCAGATGGCACATCGCCTACGGTGTATATCTTGGGCGTGATGACTCACGACCTGCCTGACTCTGGGTTAAAAGGCTACTGCACGGTATTTGGCTTTGTGCGGGATTTAGACACTACCGGCACGCCATACGGTGAGACTTGGGTACAGGGGGATATTCTCTATGCCTCACCCTCCACTGCTGGCGGTTTTACTAAGGTCAAGCCCACTGCTCCGGACAACGTCATCCTCATGGCGGCTGTTACGACTGTTAGCGCTACAGAAGGGGTCATTTTTGTCCGTCCTACTATTCTCCAGCAGACGTATTACGGCACGTTTAATCTGACTACCACTTACAGCCCACCACTTGCTAATACGGCCTACCCCGTTGTGTTTAACAATACTCAGTCCGCTAACGGCGTGGCGTTGGGTACTCCTGCTTCTAGGGTCGTTGTGGTCGAGTCAGGGTTTTACAACATATCAGCAACGCTTCAGTACACCAGCTCAAACGCGTCATCAAAGAACGTCTACAGTTGGATTCGCAGGAACGGTGTGGACGTTGCGCAATCATCCCGTATTTTGAGCCTTAGCGGAAGCGGCGTGTATAGCCCCGTGCTGATTTCAGAATCGGTGTCGCTGGCGGCAAACGACTATATCGAAATTGTGATGGCTTCAACGGACACAGCCGTGTCTTTGGTCGCGGCCCCCGCTACTGCGTTTGCACCCGGTTCACCAGCTGTTAATTTGGTGGTTGAGCAGATACAGCAATAGAGATACATTGTAGGCACCCTTAACAGAAAGGCGCGAATCAGTTAAACCTACATACCGAGGCGGCTACATCTCCACACCCCGGTATACCATCCGCGTCTATCGACGTATCATTCGTGAGTAATGTGTAATGGCAACAGTTATAGATAGTAAACAAGAGTTCTTGGCGGTGCCTGTGATAATGAACGCGTCTATAATGGAGAATGCGGAGGACGAGAGAACTGTATCTGCGGAAACTTTGCAGCTTTCTAAAGCTATGCAAGACCCAAAACTAACTATAGATCAGTTTGGAAATACATTATTTCTTTCATTTAACGCAAAGAAAGACGCAAAGCCTAAAACATCATATCTGCGTATATACAATATAGACACCCCTGAAAATTTGGTGGCTAACGCCGTTGAGTTTTTTGTGGCTGCAAGCAAACGAGGGCTAACGTACATAGCTTACGCCCCGACGTTACCAAACTACCTCGGCGTGCCCTACGAAGAGTTTTTGTCTGCCTTGTTTGATGGCCCGCTAAAAGACAAAGGGTTTAAGCGTATGTTGGCTACAAACAATGGAGCGTTGGAAGGATACCTCATTGCTATGCCGAAAACGAAGAGGGTAAACTAGATGGCGTGGTGGGACAGAGATTGGCTTGACTGGAGCGGTGTAGACCCTTCTGGGAAAGATTTACTAGATTGGAGCGGGATTGATCCTACTACAACAGAAAATCAAATTGACCTAGCTAACATTGATATTAACCCTTTCGATGCGGGCGAGTATCTTGAGTTAAATCTTGAAGAGTCTGCGGAAATAATAGCTGACGCTATAGCTGAAGACCCTATTGGCACTATAGGTACTATTGCGCTCACGATGGCAGGGGTGCCCCCTCACGTTATTGCTATGGTGCAGGGCGCTAACACCGCTGCCCGTGGGGGATCGTTAGAAGATGTTATTCTATCTACGATAACCACTTATGCAGGAACTCAGATAGGCGATATAGTTGATACTAAACTAACAGAGCCATTGAAACAGGCGTTATCAAGTCAAGCGGGGGGTACTTTAGCACCGTTAAACGAAGCATTAGCCAACGCTATTGGCGCAGGCACCACAGGGGTATCACGGGTTCTCATACATAACCCTAATGCGAGTATTGAAGATTTAGCCAGATCATTTACTGCGTCTGCACTCAGTGGAGCTACATTACAATCAGGTGAGGTAGAGACGTACCTCAATACTACTCTTGGCAAGATTGACGATGTTCTTGGGCTTGAAGGGTCTTCTTTTGCCAACCTGACTGATTCTGTGCAGGCTAGCATTTCTGCGGGTATAGCAACTGCTGTGTCAGGCGGAGATATAACGTCTAGCATGTTGGAAGGACTGGTTAAAGGATATGCGGGTATCGGCCAAGACGTTACTGATGCGTTAGCTGAAACTACAGGCATGTCAGACGCTATGGCTACGCTGTGGACCCAAGCTATGGGCAACAGTCTTTCCGCTGCAATAAAAGGCGGGGCCGAACCCACAGACGCTTTCTTCCAAACATTTAGAGATAACGCTGACAAAGGGTTCAAAGAGTGGGTAAATTCCCCAGATGGCCTTGCAATAAATGATAAATTAGACAGTTTGTTTGGCGACAAAGAAGATACTTTAAGCGCTGCGAGCGCACTTCAAACCGCCGAAACTAATCTGGCGAACGCTACCAACAAGTTAAATGATCTAAGTACAGATGCTACGCAATTTAACGCTTTGGCGTCTACTTACAACGCAAACATGACGCAAGAAAATCTGGATGCGTTTACGACTAAGGTTGAAGAATTTAAAACAAAATACGGTGTTGACACGATAGACAGTGCTTTCTTTACGGGTCAGCTATCTAGCGCCTCCGCTGCTCGTAACGACTTGATAGAACCCTATACTACCGCAGCAGGAAATTATGAAGATGCACTGGGTACTATCTTATCTAAGGCAGATGATTGGGGCACTGACTACTTACCCGCGTTCAGCGAAGCAGATAAAATCGCCGCGTTTACCATACGTCCACAGTTCGACGAGGCTGCGTATAAAGAAGTATTGGGGCTTGACGATGATGTGAACGCCTACGAGCACTACTTGAACAACCAGCAGATTGCGGACGAAGCGATAGCACAATCTATAGTTTCGGATTACACAGCGTCATATCAAATACTGAAGGAACAAGGAGCAGATGCTTTACCTGCTTTCCCAGTAAACGACGAATCAAAAATATTTATCGGCAAACGCCCTACGTTGTTTACACCTACCACTGCAGAGGGGGCACCCACCATTGATACTACTGCCCCTACTCCCGTCCGTTTAGCAGACCTAAAAGATATAGAAAAAACAAACGTAGCGCTTACTGGGAGCGTAAAAGACCCTCAATTATCCGCTTTACGGTCTACTGTCGGTCAATTTATAGTCGGCATACCGGGAAACTTGGCGCAGATGATCGAAGGTACAGGCATTGCTGCCACCGCGTTAAGTAACGAAGTTACAGACTATTTTTCTCCGACTGGGGGGTATGGAAACTATGACGCGTACCGTACTGCGAGTGAACTTTTTGAGCTAAGTGGCGGGGCATACCAACCGGGCAGTGAGTCGACGTTGGAGGCTTATTTACAGTCAGCGGTAGCAGCACAAGAGGACTTAAATCTCCCCTCCGCACGAGAGTCTAGGATGATAAACTTCTCTAGCCAACCGTCTGTTGTGCAGATGGGTACTGATTATCTTGCGGCACGTTTAGAAGATTTGTCTGGAGCCATAGAAGATACTGTCTTTACCGAGGAACAACAAAAAATAATTTCAGATTCTGGCTTTGTAGGTACAAAACCAAGTGACTTGCAGTTTGCTGGAGAAGACGGGAATTTAGTCGGGGCTGCGGGTACTATTTCTAACGAAATAGGAGGAGAAGTGCTGGACCTCCTCGTAAGAGGTAACCCTTTCTTGGTAGCCTTTAGCGGGATTATAAACGCAGGAGAGGCCGTAGCTGGAGCACATGCAAAAACAGAGCAAACTATAAATGACTTGTACGATGCGGACATATTGCAAGGTACTGATATATACAAGGACGCCATAGCTTATTTTGGTGACGTAGACGAAGCTAAAAGATTTGTTGTTGCAGAATGTTTGCGAGGGCAGATCTTAAAAGTATCCACTGTGGGTGCGGTGGATGCGGTACTACCGGGGGCAGGTAGCGGGTATATTACAGGCACTGTAATACGTGCAGGTTCCGAAGGCGGGCAAGAGGTTGCTGAAAGCTCTATTACCTTGGATGAGATAAACAAAGTTCTTGGGTTGGAGCTACCTATATTTGAAGACGCTTCTGGAAACTTTGTTATGGGTTTTCTTTCAGGTGCGGGTACACAAATTGTTGGGGATATTGGGAAGTTAACCAAAGAACAGACCATTGACAAAGTATTTGGAGGAAACCCACCAGATGTAGATTCAAGTGGTACTTCTTTCTCTACAGGCACAGGGTCGCAATATACTGCACGAGAAATTGAAGACGGGTTAGCGCGTTTTGAACTTCAAACAGGCTTAATGAACAACTTAACTTCGTGGGGGGTAATCCCAAATGACCCACGAGACAGCACTGCTGCTGAACTTTCAAGTAAATTAAATGACTTAGGAGTACCTGCAGACGATATTGTTGAGGTCGGCAACCTTGTATACACAAATGATTTCGTAACCAAAACTGAAATATCTAACGAAATAAAACTTATAAACCCTGCGTTCAACCCGTCTGAAGAGTTATCCGCACAGGCATATGAACAGTTTGGGGGTAACAAGTCTCAAGCAGAACTAGATACACTACTAGGTAATTTTATTGATCCGTACTATTTTGACCGAGACGAAGTGAAGAAAGCAGCGGAATCCGCGGGCGTCGTGTTAACTGATGAGCAAGCGGACGAGTATGTAGGGCAAGTTGAGAACGAAGATGAGGCGGCAAATGAAACGGTGGAAGCGTTGAACTCTCTAGTTACAAATGCAGAGCTGACCAACACGGTTAACGCTGCAGTCGGTACGCCCTCGGGCGTGGATGAAAATGGCAACGCCATACCTGCTACGGGGCTGCACAAAACGATTGAAGACGCTACAGGCGGTACGTTAACGGGAGACGATGTAACAAAAGCTGTTCAAGACCTTGTGGGCACCCCTGCAGATGAGGATGCGGGAACTGAAGCGACCGGACTATACAAAGCATTGACTGACACCGATTTGGATGTTGAAGCAATCAACGATATACTAGGTAATCCCGGCGAGACGGTGGGTGACTTTACCACAGCGCCTACAGGATTATTCAAGACGCTTTCAGAACTGAACAATCTAAGTGAGAAAGACGTTGCTGATGCGGTGGAAGCCGCCCTAAACGATGTAGGGCTTAGTACAAAAGCACAACAAGATGTAGCTGACATTGTAGACGGAGCGTTAGGCTCCCCTGCAAGTGTAGATGAGAATGGGAATGCTGTTGACCCCACAGGTATATACAAAGAGTTAGCCGATTTAGAGGCAGCGGGGCTGTCCACCAACGCAAAGTCAGATGTAGAAAAACTAATTGATGATGTTATTGGTTCCGCTGAAGAAGGCACAGGTGTGCTCGGTGCCATAGATAACCTAAATGACCTTAGTGACTCGGACGTTACCGACATTGTAAAAGAGATAGTCGGTTCGGCGGAAGATAATACAGGGTTATTTGGCGCTCTTGCGGGCCTCAATAATCTAAGCGACCAAGATGTAAAAACCGCATTAGAAGACTACGTAGGTACTCCTGCAGGTGTAGATGCAAATAATAACCCCGTTGATCCAACAGGGTTATACGCAGACTTAGGAAATCTGTCTACTGACATTGGGGACGTAGCGGATGTGTTAGGTAATCCTGCAGAGTTAGACGTGGATGGTAATGTAGTTACCGAACCTACAGGGGTGTTTGCTAACTTCGCAGACATAGATACTCGTCTTGACACCATAGATACGGTTACCACCAACCTTACAAACGCCATTGGTGCAGCGGCTCAACTCGGCGTCGATAGCACGGGGTTGTACGCGTACATAGACAGTGCTGTACAAACACTCAAAGACGCGGGGCTTACACAAGAACAGGTTGCAACGACTGTTACAGAGATCGTGGGTAGTCCTGCTACAGATGATACTGCAGCTACGGGCATATACGCAGAATTAGGTAATCTTGGGCTAGACCTCGATTCGATTGCTAACACGTTGGGTACTCCCGCTACGGACGACGCCGCGAGCACGGGACTTTACGGGTATATAGACACCGCTACAGGTAAGATAACAGAAGATGTATCGGCTCTTGCAGGCACAGTCGGTAAACCCGCGGTATTAGACGAAGAAGGTAATGTAGTCGAAGAGGCTACAGGGGTGTTTGCAGATCTAGCTACGCTGGAGGCTTCTGGATTAACTAGAGACGAGGCAATCCTGCAACTTGCCACTAACCTTGGCCTGCAAACTACCACACTTACTACCGCCATATCTGATGCGGAGGGGCGTATACGGGCAGACATTGGTAAGCCTGCCGTACTGGATGAAGAGGGTAATGTAGTAGACCCTTCGACAGGCGTGTTTGCAGGTATAGATACCGCGGAAACCCGTATAGTAGAGCTTGTAGAACAATACGAAGCTGACGGTATCCTACGAGACAAAGCTCTTGATACTGCTATAGGCAACGTTGCCACTGATCTCGGCGTGACCAAAGAGGCGCTTCTTGACGAGATAGGCACAACTAAAACAGATCTTCTTAATGCGCTAGGCGAGACCGAGACCGCCATTACTGGGCAGGTGGCCGAGCTTGGCCTCGATGTAGACGATATTGCCCGCACAGTCGGTAAACCTGCACGAGACGTAACGCAGGAAGATATAGATCTTGTAACAGGCGCAGTTGAAGAAGAAACTCAGCTAAACGCCGCACAAGTAGCCCAGTTTGATGTAGATGGCGACGGGGTAATCACCTTTGCAGACCGTGATGCCCTGATCGGGTATATGTCTGACACAGACCCAACACAACTTGCGGCTACGGGTATATACAGTGAGCTAGATACACAGACTGATGCATTTACACAGCTTATGAACACGCTCTCTACAGACATAACCACGCAAATGACCACCGCACAGGCCGACCGAGACCTAAAGCAGCGGCAGAGCAACATCTCTGATTTTACACAGCTTCTCGCGGGTGCGGATGATTTGCAGGGGCAACGTACTACGGTCACTACACCTGACCCTATTGGGGATATTAACCCCTATAATTTTGAATCTATCTTCAGAGATGCGGGGCAAGCTGGTAGGTATACCTCTCCGTATGGGGGCACGCAAGCTACCGCCGCTCAAGAAGCATTGGACGCCGCTCCTCCGACCCAACGCGGGAATATGGGTATACTGGCGGCTAGACTAAGGGGTGGGTTTGCGCAGGGTGGACAAGTAGAGGACGAAAATGATATGCTGTTAAGAGTTCTTGGAGAAATACGATGAGTTGGTTTACCGATACGATAAGAAGCGTAACTGGTGGCAGTGTAGATTTACCGGACATTGATTTTCTTAGTCAAGACGGCGACCCTGCTACACGTATGGCGGGCCTCCTCGGCGGGAGTGCCTTATTAAAAGCTACAGGTTTGGCCGATAGCCAGTCAAAAAAGGTAGGTTACCAAGGCAAAATACCTGATTACGCTGTAGAGCGTCAGATGGTTCCTCAGTCTTATGACCCCAATAGACGTGCAGGTAGTAGCGGACAGCGTTATTTTACTGATACTCAGTACGTTTCACCGGGAGGTGAAGAGGCGGCGAAGCTCGCGGCAACGGAGCAAGCAGAAGGTCTAGCTGCACTAAATTTAGCTAATCCCGCCCGCCAAGAACGCAAACGCCCTGCCGTGGGTATACCGATGCCTGTAGAAGAAATGGCTGCAGGGGGTATTGCCACACTGAAAAAAGGTAAGTATCTTGACGGCAAGACCGATGGTATGGCCGATGAAGTGCCCGCCACTATTGAAGGTACACAAGAAGCCCGTCTTAGCGATGGGGAGTTTGTGATCCCTGCAGACGTTGTAAGCCACCTCGGCAACGGCAACTCTGACGCAGGCGCGAAAGTTTTAGAAGGCATGATGGCTCGGGTACGCAAAGCGCGTACTGGAAACGATAAACAGGGTAAAGAAATAGACCCTAAAAAGTTCATACCCGCGTGAGGTAACCCATGGCAGAAGAAAACATTTCAACTTACGTTGACCCGCTGGCGGGCCAAGAAACAGGTAGAGAGTCGTCTCTATCTACTTGGGCAGGTGACTATGTTACCGATATGCTCGGTAAGGGCGCAGCGTTAGGTAGCCAAGATTATCAAGGGTATGGCGGTCCACTTACAGCGGGTACATCTGAATTGCAGGATGTGTCGTTCGGTGCGTTCGAAGGTATGGACATCCCTACAGACGAAATGGGAGTATTTACCCCACAGACATTTGCGGCTGATACGGCGCAACAATACATGAACCCGTACCTTATGGTGGGGTTGCAGCCACAGTTAGATGAGGCTCGTCGCCAAGCAGGTATTACCGCTGCACAAAACGCTAATAAGTTTGCGGGGGCATACGGAGGTTCAGCTCAAGCTCTGTTCGATGCAGAAGCCACCCGCAACCTAGCTCAAAACTTATCTGCTATAACAGGCCAAGGTTACTCGGACGCATTTGACAAGGCTATGAGTCAGTTCAATACCGAACAAGGGCGCGAGATGGAGGCTCAGACCGCGGCCAATCAGTACACCCGCAATCTCATTGGTGATATAGCCGCAGCAGGTGCAGAGCAGCGTGCCATTGAATCTGAAGGTATCACCGCAGATAGATTGCAGTTTGAGGAAGAACGTGACTTTCCATATAAGCAAGTACAGTACATGCAATCACTCCTGCAGGGGTTACCGATTGGGGCGCAGTCTTACAGCTACGCTGAACCTAGTATGTTGTCAGAGATCCTCGGTGGGGCTGGCGGACTACAAGCGCTGTACAACCTTATGTACGGTAAAGAAGATAAGAAAGATGGGGCATAAATATGGGTTTGGCACCTCGCGGCGGCATAGCGCAACTTCCTCAATCTCGTGGCCCTAGTCCACAAGGCGGCATGCCAAACCCTCAAGCTCAGGGTATACCCACTCCCATGCAAGGGGGGCAGAAAAAGCCGCTAGTCGAAGTGCTAGCCATGCAAAAGTTAGAGCGGGAAAAACAAGCCGCTATGCGTGATATGCAGGCTAAGATGGATACTGACCCACGTAGTATTGCTGAGCAGCTTGAAGCAAGCGTCATGTCCATGACGCAGGACGAGGTAAAAGGTAACGTCAAAGGCGTTATGGATAAGAAGAATATGGACGCGCAGAAGAATGTGCAGCGTGCATCCAAAGGTCTGCCGCCTACACGTCCCGCAGGTCTCGGCGCACTCGCAGGAGGCGTACGCCCACAACCAAGACCACAACCTACACAGGGGCTTGCCGCTGCTAGAATGGCTCAAGGCCCAACGAAGATGGCAGGGGGCGGCATTGTTGCGTTCCAAGAAGGCAAGCTAGTCAAACTTACTCCCACACAGAAGGCTGCAGCGCGACAGAAGTTCGGTGCTCGGGCTGAGCGGTTTATCACGACTTTAGAAAGTATGCCTCAAGAGGCAAACACAGCTAAAAGAATGTTACAAGAACTAGGTCCGGTTACAGAACCACAGCCGTATGTACCCACAGCCGCAACACCTCTGGGGCGTGCAGCGCAGACCGCATATCAGGATTCGTTTTTAGTATCTCCTCCAGAAGGTACACCCGTAACGGAACCTCTGGCCTACCCGTATGAAAGGTACGCGTCCCCTCTAGGGGCCGTGCTTCCACAGACTCCTTCTTTTGAGCAGCTTGCAAAAGATGTTACTAAGAGAGCGCCTAGCATGAGCCGCGAAGAGCAATCTGCCGCGGGGTCCACACTACGTAGTTTGGGGTTTGATCCATTAACTAACAAAGCCGCACCACAGCGCGAAGCACCTAGTTTGGACTTTGCGTTGGGTACTACTCCGCAGGAAAAACAACTACAGGGGTTACCCTCGTTATCACAAAAACCTACATCCGCATTGCCCGTAAATGCACGGCTCCCAAATGTCGATCCGGTTGATATGGTTGGCCCACAGAGACCTTCGGAAGCAAGTCGCTTAGAAGAGCCACAAATAGACGCCACACTGCAACATTTTATTGCAGATGCAGAAGCTGACCAAGCAGGGATCTCTGCTCTCACACTGCCTGACACGGACGTTCTAGCTGGAGGTATTGGTTCAGGTGATGTAAAGCCGAAGCTAGACGAGATAGTCAATGCAAACACTGTGGATATTGCTGCAGCAGACGGAGATGTTAGCAAAGTAAGTGGTGGCAGGTCTAAGGGTACAGGTACAGGTGGCCTTGGTTCTCTCGAAAGCTACACTGCAGAAGCACGGAAACTGCTTGGCGCAGACAAATACCAAGAGAAGTACGCAGAGCTAACTCAGCGTTTGGAAGATCTTGATAGTGAAGCGGCTAGCCCTGAAGAACTTAGAAGCAGGCAATGGGCAGCATTCTTCCAAGGGGCCGCGGGCAAAACAAGCTTGGGTTCATTAGGGGCAGGTGTTTCTACTTCTCTTTATGCTGAGAAACGTATTCAAAGAAAAGAGTCGCGTGCACAACTTATTGATGCAATAAACCTTGAGAAAGAAGCGTTGGCGTTGGACTCTAGCCTACAGCAGGCGGCTATAAACGTTGGGTTTAGTCTCATGGCCGAAGACCGTGCAACACAAACTGCTGCACAGGCCGCGGCAGAGCGGATGGAGGATCGTCAGATCCAAGCGGTGTTAGAGCAGGGTAAACAAGACGCGGCTAAGTTAGAGCGTGCGGACGCAAAAGAGCTTGAAGCCGCAAGAGCCGCGGAAAGCGCTGCGGATAGAGTGCTTGACGAAAGACGTGTAGCCACATTAGAGAAGGCAGAAGATCGTAGAGAACGTGAGGCCAGAATAGGTGTACTAACTGAACAATCTGCAGAATTGTCTGCCCTAGTATCTGCTGCAATGGATGAACGTTCACAGGTCGCTACTGACTTTATTGAGAGTTCTGAGAAACTAGCCTTCGAAGAAATAAAAAGCGCTCTAGCGCAACGAGAAGAATTATCTCTTTCTGGGCAGGATACGACAGCTATCGACAACCAAATAGCCAAGTACAAAGCGGATTATTTTAGTGTTGGTGTGTATGATGAGGCAGAATTAATGGCTGGCGCTGCGTACGAAAATAAAAGCTACGGTGATTTTGGTAACGGTAATGAGTACATAGCTAGTTTGTTAGCCAAGCTAGAAGCTATAAACGCTTTGATAGAAAAAGAAAGACAGGCGAACGCGGGTGTCGGAATTAAAAGCATAAAGAAACTAGATTAGTCAAAAAGGTTCAATAATGTCCGTATATTCAGTTGAGCTAGATGACGGCACAGAGTTTCGTGTAGAAGCCGCCCCTGAAGCAACTAGCGAAGAGCTACTACAGCTAATTCGTCAGGGCAAAGGTCTGGAAATGTCTGGCAAGTTGCCCAAGCGGGAACCTGTTGAGGAGTTTGTTGAGGATGAACAACCCAAACAAAAATCCTCAAGGAGAGAAGAGTTACAGCGTAGATACGAGCAGCGTTTAGCTGAGATTCCAGAGTCTACTCCTGTATTCGAGGAAGAACCGAGCACGTTTGAGAACCTACGTAAAGGGTTTGGTACGGGGTTTATAAGTACAGGTGAGTCAGCGGCGCTGGGTTTAGCCACTCTACTTGAAGAAGAAAAAGAGCTACGTGCACGAGATTCCATCAAGGCCACTGCCGATGCGTTAAAACCCAAGGGTGGTGGACAAGACGACATCTCATATAAAATCGGCCAGACCTTTGGTTCTATTGCTGGGTTCGCTGCGCCGTTAGTCGGTATTGCCACCCTACCCGTGTCTGCCCCTACAGTGACTGCTGCAGGTATTGGTGCTGGTGCAGCATTGGGTATAGGCGCACAAGCAGGCGAAGCGAGCGAACGCGCTCGTGCAGCGGGGGCTACTGAAGAAGAACGTAATCGCGCTATCCGTCAAGCTGCTCCATTCGGTGCATTAGAAGCTCTACCTATCGCTCGTTTTGCCCGCCCTTATCTTGGCAAACTCATTGGGGATGTTGGGGAAGAGGCAGTAACTGGCTTAAAAAACCGCATGAAGAGCGCAGCGGGGGCAGGTGGTGTAGAGGCCGCACAAGAAGTTGCAACCGAGTTTGTTCAAAACCTAGCCGAGCGTGGGTACAACCCAGACCGCGAACTGTTTGCAGGGCTAGCCGAACCCGCCGCATACGGTGGTGGCGCAGGTGCTACTATTCAACTTCTTATGGATGCCTTCGTAGGACGTAGAGGACCACGTGGTCCCAGTGCGGACCCAACTCAAGAAGATACAGGGACACCTGCACTGGACGCACAAGAGGCTACACCCACTCTACCACGTCAAGGTCCAATCCCACAAAGACAAGGCCCGCTCCCTGCGCTGATAGGTCCAGTGCCGCCTCGCCAAGGTCCAATCCCACAAAGACAAGGCCCGTTACCTGCGCCAATAGGTCCAGTACCTCAACGTCAGGGGCCGCTCCCTGAACGCCAAGGCCCAATCCCACAAAGACAAGGCCCGCTCCCTGAGCGTATGGGGCCGACCCCACAGCGCCAAGGCCCACAACTACCTGAACGTCAGGGGCCACCGTTACCCGTGCAAGGTCCACCTGAAATGCAAGGGCCACGTATGCCTGCGCGTCAAGGCCCGCCTGAGATGCAGGGTCCGCCTTCTCCCGCAAAGGAGAGGCTAACAAAACTGTTCGGTGCCCCTGCAAATAAAATGGGTCCAACCCGTGAAGGTACACCTGCAGCTAGTAAAGTGACAAAGGAAGTCCTACGAGATCTTAAAATTGGGCCTAGAACTAAGTTATACAAAGACCTGCTCAACAAAGATGCGGGAGATCCAGAAGTTGTTACCTTGTTGCAGGACCGACTGGGTAAAATTAAAAACCCCGAAAACCGTAAGAAGGCGGCAATACTGACCGATGTGTTCTTAGCCCGTGCGCGTAAAGGACCAATAGCTGCGGGTATACCGCCCGTTGCAGGGAAAAAACCTGAAGCAGAAGTTGCCCTCGAAACTAGCCCCGAGTATCAAAGCAGTGTGGCACAAGATAAACTAGATGCTGCATTTGCTCAGCGCATGGCAGTTGACCCCGAGCTTGCTTATCTTAAAGAAGAAGCTGGCGCAGACACGCAGGGAGGTGATGTACGAACGATCCGTGGTAAGCGCTACAACAAAGATACCAAACAAGAAGAAGTTGTAGATGTAGCCTTGGGCGCGGATGTAGACCGTACTACGCCCGCCGACAGAGAGGCAGTCGCACAGCTACTGGATCGCAAGCTATCAAAAGGCGGCAAGAAAGACACTGATGCCCGTGCTGCGCAAGCGTTCTTCAAACGGTATCGTCGCCCATCTGATGCACTTGAAACTATCGGCGCAGCCATTGCATCGAAAAACAAACAGAAACCTAGCCGTGTAGTAAACTTTAAAACGCTTGAAGGGAAAGTCGAGCAGGAGCCTGCCTACGCGTCAGACGCGGAATACAAGTTCTATGCGGACGTAAACACTGTCGGTATGGGCGAGGCTGCTCAACGTTGGGTGCAGGCCAACATGGGCGCAGAGGCTGTCAGCTACATCAAACAGGGCATAAATAATATGTCCAAAGGCACCGCGTTAGACAAACAGGGCGTTGCGACACGGGTAGCGGCAAAGGCTAAAGAAGTAGAGTCTGATGAGACAAAAGCCCTGAACAAGCAGATAAAAGATGCTGCCAAAGCTGCAGAACGTGACGCTGTGGCAGACGAAGCTACTACAGCCCCCGCAGAGGTTACAGCTAAAGGGAAGTCAGACGTAGATGTCGCTCGTGAAAGGGCTACTACATCTAAAGCGCAGGTTGTAGTTGATCGTAAGTTTGAAGCATACGCAAAAGAGCAAGAGTTAGATCTGGACGCAATGTCCGACGCGGAAGTCTTAGCGTTACGCGAAGCCTTTGAAACTAACGTGGACATCAAACGTGGAGCAACAGACATTAGGGATCTACAAGCGCAAGATCCGTATGCTGGTATGTATGCCGCGTTTGATCTACCAAGGAACGATGTGGTCGCTCTGGCTAGACCCCTTTCGGCTTCGGTCAAGAAGGCTGTTCGTGCGGATAAATTAGAAGACGCCCTGAACAACATGGCAGGTAGCCCCGCGGTCCGTGCATTAGCCAAGAAAATGGCTACAGCCGTTGGCACTACTAAAGTAAAGGTCGTAAAAGACTTACGTGGTTCGGCGGATATGCCTGCTGCAGGCACGTTTGACCCCCAAACAAACACAATATCTTTGGACAGCAAAGCAGGCTTAAACAATCACGTACTCCTGCACGAGATGGGGCACGCGGTAGCGTCGGCTTCACTGGCTAACAAAAACGCAGGGACAACGAAGAGCCTCACTCGTTTATACGAGGCAGTCCGCGAGCAGATCGGCGGAATGTACGGCACAACATCTGTGGACGAGTTTCTCTCAGAGGCGCTAAGCAACCCTGAGTTCCGGTCTGTGTTGTCTACACTGCAGATAAAAGACGTTAAATTTAGAACCGCGTACGATAAGCT